TACCATCAGGACCATTATCTGTAACAGGTTCAGTTACTGCAACTAACTTCACAGGTAGTCTTCAAGGTACCGCATCTTATGCAATAAACGCCCTATCCGCATCATATGCACCAACAATATTACCAAATGGAGTAGTATCAGGTTCACAACAAATAGTCGATTTAGGATTTGCAACAACAGGTTCAGTAAATCAGAAATTAGACACTGGTTCATTTAATTCTTATACATCAAGTAACGATGGTAAGGTTAACGCATTAATTGCAGCAACAGGGTCATATGTAACCGAAACTGAGAGTGGTTCATTTATGACCACAGGAAGTGTTTCAGGGAACGTTCTTACATTCACTAAGGGTAATGGTTCAACATTTAATTTAACAGTTGATACGGGGTCTGTAACACCAATTAATACAGGTTCATTTGCAACCACAGGTTCTAATGTTTTTATTGGTAACCAAACAGTATCAGGTTCAATTAGTTTAACAGGTAGTATAGATAATATTCAATATATAGACTTTAATACGGCATCAGTAGTTCCTGCATGGAAAAGTGGTAGAGTATTTTGGGATAATACAGATGGTTGTTTGGGAGTTTATAACGCTGAAGCTGACATAACCTTACAAGTCGGACAAGAAATGTGGATTAGAGTTAGAAATAACACAGGTGTTGCAATCCAAAATGGTGCAGCAGTTAGATTGGTTGGTGCATTGGGAGATAATCCTTTAGTTGTTTTAGCACAATCAACACAAATGTCTGGTAGTCTTCCAACTACAAATCAAATATTAGGTCTTGCAACACATACAATTGAAAATGCAACTGATGGATATGTAACCACATTAGGTAATGTTCGTGGATTAAACACAAACGCATATAACGAAGGTGATGTATTATTTGTATCATCTTCAGCAGGTTTATTAACAAAGGTACCACCTGTGGCACCTTATGAAAGAATACCTGTAGCAACGGTAGTTAAAGCTGGACCAGGTGGAAGTGGAATAGTTTATGTAGCACCAATACCTCCAATTGATTTTCCTACATTAAGTTCAGTTGAAATTAGTGGTAGTTATTCCGCAGGTGATTTATGGAATTATCAAAGTGGAGTATGGAAACATAGACAACCATCAGAAATTGGACTTGCAACAACAGGTTCAAACGTATTCATAGGTAACCAAATAATCACAGGTAGTGTTAATATAAGAAGTGGTAGTTTATCAACCATTTCAAATAATACCACAGTTAATGTAGATTTATATTTAACTAGTTCATTAGGTGGTCAATCAAACATCATCAAAGGTTGGAGTGATAATCCAGGTGCAGGTGGTGCAGGTGCAGTACAATCAAATTATACAAGTTCATTAAGAATAACAGGTAGTAATAACATGGTATCAATGCCATTACTTAGAGCGACAGGTATTGGTGGTGGTGTAGATTTACAAGGATATATCTCAGGTTCAGATAATACATTTGCAACTAATGGTGGTGGAATTTATTTAAACACTGGTTCGTTATTATTTCCTAAAACAACAAACAACTTTATTGGTGCAAACTCAAGTATGTTATTGAATTTTACTACATCGTCTTTAGCGGGTGGTCATCCAATTATTCAAAACAATACATTATACGCAGGACAAATTGCTATTAATAGTAATAGTGGTTCTGTCACTGCAGTTGCGGCAAACATAATAAATGGTGGTAGTATTACATCAACACAAAACTTTGTAACAAACGTAAGACCTTCAATAGGAACAAACATAGTTGGTGGTACTGTTACATTAAATCATATTAGTAGTTCAATTAACTATCAAACTAACTATAGTAACTCACCAGTTACAATCAATAACCATTTAAGTTCATCAATAACAAGTAACATACTTAATGTTACCAATAATACAATTCTTGGTGGTTCATCAAATACAGGTTTGAATATATGGGTATCAGGTTCACAAAATTCAAACGCAGCAAGACAAGTAATTGACAACTTAATTGGTGGTAAAAATATTATTGTTTCATCATCATTTGTAAGTTCATCAGTAGCAAACTTAAACGCATCTTTAGTATATGGTCAAGGTTTAGGTATAATTGCAAACCATTCAGGTAACTTAGGTGGTACTGCAATTGTTGGTAGATTTAACGATACAGGTTCATTAGGTTTAGCACAAGATGTTGTTTTTGCTGTAGGTACAGGAACAGCCGCAGCTTCAAGAAGAACAGGTTTAT